CGACTGTGAGTTCAATAGTCGCGGTCGATCCATCCTCTTGGATGGTCATCACATCCATTATGCCTCGAAACACCTCGACATAATCACTAACGCCAGCAACACCGAACAGAACGCGGGCTGTGCGGCCTTGATATGGCTCTTGCAGGGCTAGGCTGACGATTGAGCTATCTATCCCGCTCAGTGATAGAGTGATGCCCTTGGCAGACAGATCGGCGGCTTCCTCGATGCCGCTGATGTTCAATAGATTGCCAGATCCGGTATATGTCTGACCGCCGATGGTGCGGTCGCCATAGCCAGTCCACAGACGCACAGCGCCAGCGTCGAAATTCATCTCAACGGCATAGAACGGCTCGACAGTTTCCTGAGCGAGCGCGGTCAGAATTGCGGCAGGAACTGTGCGGCTCATACTGCCTCCATCGCGCTAAAGCTGATGCCATAGATGCTGGCCTCATTGACGCTCCACTCGCTCTCATTGCCAGCCAGCCGCCAACGGCCTTTGGCTGATTGCACAGTGACGGTCGCACCATTCGACGGAGCCGTCCTGACATTCGGCCACAGCGTCAGCGTGGCGTTGCCGCTGCCGTCCGTGTCAGCATCCACCAAGACCTTATGCAGGCTGGCCGTCGCGCCGCTGCCAAGCTGGATGTAGTCGCCAGCGAGCAGGTAGCCAGTCTCGCTGAGTTGGTCGCTGGTGATGGCAAGGTCTTGGCCTGTCTGTGATCCGCCGTTGACCGTGACCGTATCCGTCCCGCGAGCAGACCCGCGAGCGATGGTCGAGATCGGATCGCCCATGACGAATGTGCCAAACTGGCCGCGCAGGCTGGTCAGCCATGCGATCCATTGCTCGGCGTCAGCCCGCTTCATCGGCGGTAGTGTCACATCAGCGGCCCACATCTGGCCTGCGCTGGCCTGCGCTTGGCCTACGAAGGTGAACGGGCTGCGCTCGTAGGCCACCGCGTTGATGGCCCGCAGGCTGATCGAGCGAATGCCTGTGTGCGTGGGCAGGCTTAAAGGATAGCTTATGGTCATGCGTAGCCCAACCCGTTGACAGAGCGGCGCTGCGCGTCAAACACAGCCGCCTTGGTGGTTTCGACGATGCGTGGCAGCATCGCCTGAACTTCGGCACGGCTGACGCCATTGCCGAAAGTGTTATTCTGGATGACAGTCACGCCGCCAGCAGAAAGTTGGTCATTCGGGATGACGTTGGCATTGCGGCTTGGCACGATCAATTCAGGGCCGCGCTCGCCAACCATATATGGCTTGCCAGCGGTGATTGGTCCGCCCTTTGCCCTAAAACCAAGCCCACTATAAAGCGCCGAGGATAGACCAGTTCCGGCTTCAATGCTGCCAACAAGCTGCTTAACCACAAGAACCTTATATAGCTCCGCAATAATGAGCCGCGCCATATCTTTGAATGCCTCAATGGGCTTCTTGGTGCCATCAACAATAGACATGAAGGCGTCTGTCATTGAGTTCTCAATAGTATTTGCCACTGCTTCGTTTGTGGCCTTAACTTCTTCTAGAGCCTTAACCTCAAGCTGATATCCCTCAACAAGGTTAATTGCATTCTGCACCATTTCCGGCGAATATTTTCTATCCGCGTCATAAATTGCCATCCTGACTTGGCGTTCTGCATCACTAACCCTTAAAAGCTCGCGCTCTGCGGAAATGCGCTTTGTTAGATCGCCAAGGGGATCTCCGATCTTGGCGGCTTCCCTTGCGGCCCTTTCTAGTTCAGCAAAATATTCTTTCGCCTTCGCAAGAGAGGCTTCATCAATGCCTACACCTCTAGCCATCAACCTTTCTTCTGGGTCAAGGGACACAGACATCATAATGCGAGCCATTGACGCTTGGTTGGCAACAAGTTTATCCAAGTTCTCTTTACGTTTCTGCTCAATCTCCAAGGAAGTCTGGTTGAGTCCAACAATTTGTTGCATCAACTGATCTTCTTTATCGAGAGAGGTAATTCGCTGAACTTGTTTGTTTGCCCGTTCAAGCTCCATATTTATGGATACTTGATTGCGGCCAACAATTTGCTGCATCAACTGATCTTCTGTGGTGAGGGAGGCAATTCGCTGATTACTTAGTTTATATGCGTCCCCTAGGTTATCCACCATAGCGCTTTCAGTCGCGGCTCCGAGTAGTTCCATAGTCTGTATGGACTGCAATAACTGCTGGTAGAAAGCCCTCAACTCAATATTGCTAGTGTTTATTGGGTCAACAAGAGCAAGCATTTGATCGCGCAACCTTGTTGCAGCCTCATACGAGGTCTCAAGGTCGCCCGCTCTACGAAGGTCGATAAAAGACTGCTCAAGGTTTTTTATTTTTTCTCTAGTCTGTCGTGAGACATTACCGATACCAAGAAGTCTGGTTATATTTTCATTAACGCTTACGTTGAAAAAGCCACTTGCCGATACCGTCGCAAAAAGAGACTCATTGAGCTTGAGTATTGATTCAAATGCTTTGACTTTCTCAATAGCAACCAAATCATTTATCACCGTGGAGCTTCTACCCGCGAACTCCTTTATGTTATTAAACATATCTGAGGATGTGGCTGATGCGCTTGACGCAAGGGAAATGTATTCCGCAAGAGCGCTATTTGAATCCTCAAGCGCGTCCTTAAAGCTCTTAGTTGCTGCGCCGCTTCTTTGAGCCGCAACCGCAAAAGCCGAGATAATAGCCACACCAGCGCCAAGGACAGCACCAATCGGCCCAAAAATGCCAAGAAGCTGCGAACCTTGCTGACCAAACGCCTGCATCTTGCTAGTGCCGTTGGCGACCTGCACGGCAAAGTCACCAATCTGATAGCCAGCTTGCTGCATGGCCCCGGTGGCAAATTTTTGAACAGATGTTCTGGCGCTATTGAACTGGTTAGTCATGCCCTTCGTGGCAGAGTTGGCCCTTGCCATAGAACTCTGAACACGCTGAAGGCTTTGGTCTACTTGCTTTAGACCTTGCGTTGCTCCAGAAACTTGAGCAGATACGACGAGATTGAGATCACCTAGAGCCACTTTTCTTCGTCCTCTCGTCAGTTATCTTAAAGTATGCGACCCATTCATTATACTCGCTTAAACTGATTTCCTCAATCTCTGCGATGGTTTTCCCTAGTCGGTCTGCGAGCGCGACTAGGTTTAGTCTGAATGGGTCGCTCTTTAGTTTTTTTCCTGATCCTCAACAGAAGTAGAAGTAAAGACAGCACCAAATACATGGGCAATGGTGCCAACAGGCTCACCCATCAGGATCGGCTTGTCTTCCAGTGTAAAGGCGGCTTCACCTTTCTCGTCTTCACACTTGTGAATAATCATCTCGACCATCGCCCCCATAGTGGCGTTGCTCAAGAAATCCTTATATTTGCGCTGAACTTTCTCAATGTCTCTGGCTGTCACAGGTCCGAAATAGAGGCGAAGAGGATTGTCCCCTTCGCCCCAATCCGCCACCTCGACAACGCTGCGAGCCTGTGCGGCGCGATTTGCAGCGATGCGCTGGGCGATGCTCATGTCATCACACCGTGGTCGTGGTCAGAGCGCCATTGCCCTGAACGGTGATCGACATTTCGACAAGGCCGTCATAGGACGAGCTAATCGAGCGTCCGGTAACGATGGCCGATCCGGTGAGGTAGGTATCAGCGGCGGCATCGCCTTCAGGGTAGAGGTTCAGCGTGACTTCTGCGCCGATAGTGAGAGCGCCTTGGCCGCTGCTATCAGTCTCGTCCCAGAGAACATCAATCGAACCGCTGAACGATGTCAGCGACGACTTGTAGGTGCGGGCGGTATCGCCCATCGTAGTGTCTTCAAGGGTATCCGCAGTTTCCTCAATGGAGAACGAGCGGATTTCTGCGATTGCGTTGGAACCGACCTTCACGGTCCCTTCGCTACCTGTGTGTGTAGCCATTTTGGAGCCTCCTTATCTGGCCGTTTCCACATCTCCGATACTTGTAACATATCGGATCGTGTAGGTTAAGCGGGCAACGCCGACTGGGCGTTCACCTTCGCCATCAAACTCAATTTCGGACGAAGATAGAACCGTGTTCTTCGCCAGTCCATTGAGAGTGTAGTCTGCCGCGATGACCTCTTCAATCTGCACTGCGATTGCGTCAACATCATCGTCGAATGTATCTGTCACGCGGACGTATGCGTCAACGCTTAGTGACAAATCCCGCATCAAGGTCTTATCACCCATCGTCTGCAAGCCCGATGCCTCGGATGTGGCATAGATGGTGATGGCGGGCAGCTTTGCTTCGCTCAAGGGATAAACGCGAGATGGATAAACGCGACCGCCGACCAGCGTTGCGCCAGTCGATAGGATGCTCTCAACCCTGTCCCTGATCTGCTTGCGGACATGGGCCATCAGACGCGCTCCAACTGAATGGTAGTGACGCCAGTGCCATCATGCACCCAAGCCTTCACATCATAAGTCACCGAATTGATGACCATCTGCTGATCTTCGGCCAGCGAGGGAATATCGGATGTGCGGCAGGTCAAGCGCGGCTGCTGCTGGTGGATCTGAATGCCGCCGCCAGTCTCGACTGGGATGGTCTCATTGTCGAAGATGCCATTGATCGTGCCGCCGCCATAGGTGACGGCAGTTGCGAACTCGTCAACATTGAGTATCGCGGCAAGATCATCGTCAAATGGCAGGGCCATTACTTTTTAACCTTCTTGACTGTGCGCTTGGCGACTTGCGGAGCATCGCTGACCGGAAGGTCAACGGAGCGGTTGATCGGTTCTTGCTTGGCGGGCGGCGCTTCAGAGGCCACAACGCGACCCATGTTGGTCAGAGCGTTGCCCTCGCTGTCGGTGAGTTGCACAACGTCACCAGCATCGCGGCGAGCGCCGC